CTGTCATACAAGCAACCACATTAAGTTCGTGATCTGCAACAAAAGCATTTTTATATTGATAGTCAGCCAAGATCAAAACTAGTTGAGGAATTGACTGTGGTACTATATATTCATTCATAGAATCATATAGCTTGCGAAAGATTGCTTGTGGTTCAGTATCAATATTATTTACAACCCACTGACGCATCGATTTGAAATCTTTGCTTTTCAGAGAAGCCATAAGAGTTTTGATATTGGTATCATTTAGATCTACAAGCATTCCTGCATCAATTTTACCAGACACAGAATAACGTTGCATTTCATTTAGAACACGACGCCAATCTGGAAAGTGTTTGGTAATCAATTGTGCTACAGCATCTGGTACAAATTCTACATTTTCTTGTTGAAGAATTTCAGTAGCGCGCTTAAAAAATTGGCCAGCCAATTCGGGTTTTTGATCGTTTGGAATAGCAAATTCATAAACCGAGCAACGAGAGTGGAGAGGCTCGATAATACGATTTTTAAAGTTACATGTCAAGATGAATCGACAATTATTCGCAAACTCTTCAATAAAACCACGAAGGGCTGGCTGAGTTGATTGTGGATTAAGATAATCAGCTTCATCAAGAATGACTACCTTATATCCACCATGAAGTGAAACAGTGGAGGCAAACTGTTTCACTTTATTCCGCAAGGTGTCAATGTTTCCCTCTTCCGAACCATTAACTAGAATATAATCTAAGTCAAGCTCATTACACAAAGCTCGAGCAATGGTGGTCTTACCTACACCGGCAGTACCAGTGAAAAGCATGTTGGGCAATTCACCTGTAGTAATAATCTGCCGAAATGTTTCCTTGAGGGATAAAGGAAGGATAGCTTGTTCAACAGTACGAGGACGGTATTTTTCAACCCATAGAAAATCAGACATTCACTTACTCCATGATTTAGTAGATATATTATATAACAATTAGACTGATTTGTACACTATGAAGTGATTGATTCATACAATTCTTCAATTTCCTCACGTTCTTGTTGAAATTGCGCAAAATTTTGTTTATGAAACATTGTTGCAAGTTTATTTAGATACTTTTTTTCAATATCTACTTTGTCAGCTAGATCTTCGATAATATTTTTTTGAAGATCTTTTTCTGCTTCTACGCGAACCGCCGAGTTAGACCATTCCTTTAGAGCATTTACAATTGTTTCACGTTCAGTTGGATTATTCACTACCATCTTCAGCAGATTCTCCATCTTGAGGTTGTTGTGCTTTTGCTTCTTCTTGAGCTGCTCGTACAAAAGTTGCGAATTTGTCATATACTTGTCCAACTAGAGATAGTTCATTTGCCTTAAAGGCGCCACGTTCAGTTGCGGTATTAATTACGCGCAACGCATTCACCAAGTCATCTACGCTGAGACCTACATCAGGTTTTTCACTCATATTATTCTCCAAAGGTTGAGTTCTTTTCAAGAGCTACCCAGTATTCAATCTGAGCATTCTTTGCTTTAAAGTTAGAAATTAGTTTACTAGAAATTGAAACATCATAATCATCGTTTACAAATTTGAAATTACCAATATTGAAAACAAATTTGCATGTTGCACCATTACCAACTGATTCATCTAGATCAATCTCATAAGAGTTAGATGTAGAGTCCTTAGTATCAGTTACGATCAATTGAGGAGTCATTCCTGGTTCACACTTAATTACGCAATCTGTAACTCCAAGTGCACTAGCTGCTCGACGAATATTTGACATATCTTCAGCAGTAAGAGTAAATGTAACATCACAAGGTGGCATTACAACATCTTTACTTGGTGTAGTCAAAATTGAAGGTTCTGAAAAGAAATACTTAACAGCACGTTTGCCTTCAGTTACTCGAACAGATTTGAATTCATTATCAAATAATAGATCAGGATTGTCAAACATATTGACAACACCAAGGAATTCATTTAGATCGTAAATACCAATCTGTGCTGGAATATCTTCAGAAATAGTAGCTGAGGACATAATGGTTTTTGATTCAGACATTGTTTTCACAACACTACCTGGATTCAATACAACATTAGAATTAATACCAGCAAAGTTCTTCAATGTTGAAAGGGTTTGTTCACTTAGTTTCATTTTTTAGGCTTTCCTTTGTAAGCTTTTTTAGAGGCTTGGTCCCACTCTTCTGGAGTAGCATCATCAATTGAGTTTCCATAGGTTAATGTAGTCACATTACTATCAAAATCTACAGTAACGCTATCCATACTACTATTATAATACATATCATCTGTATTGTACATAGTAGATAGTGAAATAGTATCAGTATTTGATAAATCAATTGTTAGATCATCTGGAATATCCAAAGTCTGCTCTTTTGCAGTTTCAGTATCATGGATGTATAACTGGATAAGAGCATAATGAAGAACCTTCATCAGATCTTTTCGGGCATCTTCGCGAGAACCCTTTTTTCCATATCGATTTGAGTACTTATCAACGTTACCCATACAGAAACCAGTACCATGACCACGTTCAATAATTACTTCAGTTGATTGAAACTTATTAGTAGCATAATGACCCTTATATGTAGAGTCAATATACTCTTGAAATTCTGCAATCAAGTTACCTTCGTTAAATTTATAATCAATCATTTTTTAAAGCATCCGATAAAATATCATCTAAGGAAACATCAGATCCAAGTGTTTCTTCGATGGTGGGTTGAACATCAACCTTCGTATATAAATCAATGAAGGCCTCTTTAGTATCTTCGTCAAAACGATTTACACAAAGTTCAATTGCTTTTTGACGATCATTAAAAATTGAAAAGCTTTGAACAATATGACAAAGACGACGAGTAGAAATGATTTCATCTACACCATCATCTTCAAACGTTTTGCGAATTGTTTCACTCCATACAGTCAACAGATCAGCAAATTCTTTATCAACACAATTATATTTTTCCATGTGCTTCATTACAATTTTGCGCTCAATTGAAGATGTAGGATAGGGTTGCTCGAGGGTGATTGTAAAGCGCTCAAGGAAAGCTTCATCGATAATAGTTGCTGCAATAAAGCGACCATCATCCGAGCCTTTACCTTTAGTATTTGCTGTAGCAATCACATTAAACCCATTTGAAGGAGAAACAACCTCACCAGTTTTCTTGATGAGAACGGGTTTACCCTCGAGCACTCCTTGTAGACACATGATTTTATTTGATCCACGATCGATTTCATCGATGAGGAGAATAGCGCCACGTTCCATTGCTTTGATGACTGGTCCTTTTGCAAAGACTGTTTCACCATTAACGAGGCGGAATCCACCGATCAGATCATCTTCATCTGTCTCAGGAGTTATTTGAACTCGTACGTATTCACGATTGGCTCGAGCACAAGCTTGCTCTGCCATCATGGTTTTACCATTACCAGAAAGACCGGTAATATAAGTTGGATAGAAAATTCTAGATTGGATGATTTTTTCAACATCCTTGAAGTTACCCCAGACAACATATGTATCTTCTTTTTGAGGCACAAAAACTTCGTCGTTAACAACAGAAGAAACTGATGTCATAGGCTTATTCACCTCTTCTTGTTTGAAAGGGACAACTTGCGCAGTAAGGCTATAAACACCACGCTTTACCTTTGGTTGCGACGTAATGTATTTATAAACTGGGCTAGCTTTCATACCAAGAGATTTACCTACTTCGATAACTTCATCCGGTTTGAAGTCGGTACGGTTAGGATATTGACGAGCCAATTCTACCAGTAGTTCACGTTCATTAATCATAATATAGTCTCCACATCATCATCATTTATAAGTATATTCTACCATACTTCTCAGTGAATGTACACAGTTATTTTCATTTTTATGCAATTATTTCTGCAAATTTTGCTGATAGAACTCTATTACCTTTCTTAGAAGAAGAGTACTTCTTAAAAGCTTTAGCAATCTGAGCTTTTGACGCATTTTCATCAATTTCAAGTTCTTCAGTATCTGTATCAATCGATTTACGATCTGACTTGACTACAAAGTAACGATCAAAACCTGATACGTTATCCATGCTTAAGAACTTTTGCTTATTATATTTTTTGCGAAGATCTTTCAATTCTTCGTAGTTAATATAGCTATTAGAGTTTTTCCAAATAGCTCCATTGAAATCATATGCTCGTTGAGCAAGGAAGAAGCCAACTGTAGTAACATCCATGCTACGAAGCTGATTCAACAAGAAAGATGTTACTTTACGTGATTGACGGGTTAGTTTATGTAGTTTACCTCTAATATTAATAATAGCTTCACCGCTATAACGAACATATTCAGAAGTATTCACACGAACATTATGTCCATCACCATCTGAAAGAAGAACAAAGTTTACTTTCTGTACTGGATTTTTAGCTTTGAAATCTTCAATAATGTACTTAGAAGCCATCAAAGCTTCATTCAATGGAGTTCCGCCAAAGTGTTCTACTTCTGAAATATAACCCCAGCCGTAATCATCAAGAGAGCGTTTCCACAAAGATTTGAATGCGTCTTCATAAACTTCTTTTTTCATTTTAGAAGAAAGCAATTCAAATACTCGTTGACTACGATGATCTATCTCTGCTTCACCAACATAACCATATTGACGTCCAGCAGAATCACCACCAGTGAAACCATAGACTTCAAAAGGAATGTTTACCTTTTTACAAAACATTGAAAGATTTAAAACTTGCTTTAATGTTCCACCCAAGATGTCTCCCATAGAACCAGAGAAATCAATCATCATAACCATACCATGAGATTTTGCATCTGCGAGATTAGTTACACGAGCAAAAATATCATCAGTAAATTTATAGTTATAAAG